GATAACAATGTAATCGCCAATGTTTACTTGCGCATTAAAAGAGGTACTTGTACCGGTTACAGTTGCAGACCCATTGGTTACCGCCACTGTACCGTTAATTTGGTTAATAGAGTTGCGTAGTACAGCGTACAAAGTCTGCCCATCAAACTCAAAAAACACGCCGTTCTGCTGGTCAAACATACCTACACGGTTGGATGACCCATACCAGCTAGTTGGGCTGATGCGGATAAGTCCAGTAGCCGGAGTTGTGCCTATGGTACTTACAGTTGTGTAAGTAAACACAGTAGGAGAGGTAACAGATAAAACAGTGAAGTTACCGTTGTATACACCTTGGTCTGCATTCAAAACTTGAATCTTTGCGCCAGCCGTCAAGTTGTGGGCAAAGCGAGTGGTCACCGTAGCTGTAGTGCCGGTTCCCGTCAGCGAAGTAACAAACAATGCAGGCTTCAGAGATGAGCCGGTAGAGAACTGAATGCCTTTGCCTGACTGATAGCGGAAATAACGACGAGTCTGACGAATTAACTGTTGGTTGGGTGTACCGCCACCAGCCGTAAAAGCTACTCCACCATCAAAACTGCGAGGCTCTGTGTAACCAGAAGGACGGGCGTACAGTACAGTGGTACTAGCAGAGTTAGTAACTGCGGCTGCTGCCACGGTTCCATTAGCATTGGAAAAAGTAAAAGTGTTTGCAGCAGTTACCGTAACTACAACTTGAGCGCCGTTGATAGTGGTTCCGGTGCTTGATGTACCTTTGATATAAACATAGCTACCTGCATTAAGACCGTGAGCATTAGCTGTAGTTACTGTGACTGTGGCAGTGCCATCAGTTGTAAATGCATTTGTACCAACTTCAATACCGCAATTAGAGTAAAAGTAGCCTGCGTACACATAAGTAGATGTGCTACTAAATTTTTCCCCTGCAGCTGCTGCCGTTGTGGGGATTACGGTCATTGTGTTTGTACCACCTGCAATGGTATACCACCAACCATTTGCATTAGAGTCCGTGGAGTTTTGAATAAATATTGGAGTATTGGCTGCGACTGTAAACGTGCCAGTAAGCGTCAGAGTTGTCGTGCCAGTAATGCTGGTAACGGCGAGAGGCTGCTGCTGGATAAAGTAAACGCTTTGGCGGTTATTTTGCAGGGCAATAGTTTCCCACTTGGTTGGCTGCGTGCCATACTCAAAGTCGGTATCAATCAGGGCTTGTGGCGTAGATACGCGAAACTTACCTACTGGGTCTTGGGAGCCAAGCGCAGGGGTAACAAACGGCGCTACAGTGCCGGAACTAGCAATACCCGTAATGGGCAACGACTTATTTGAGTTGTAGTCAACAACGGTCCATCCACCAGACATATCAGCTCCTTAAATCCAAAGAAGGGGGCCGAAGCCCCCGTTGCTCAATTAGTCAAAGTTACCATAAGGGTAAGCAGTGGTAGTACCGATGTTGCCATCAGGCTGAATATAACGGAGCGAGAAGTAAATTTGCCCAGCGGAAATAGCGCCCATAGTCGTGCCCGTCAGAGACAAGGTAAACACAATTTGAGACAAAGCTTGAGTACCATTAATACCTACCAAGTCGGTCGAAGTACCATTGGCATTAGTGACTTGAGTGCCGCTAAACGAAGTGGTAGCGCGCCCCGTACCAGACAGCGTAGAAGTTGCGTAAGTAGCGGTTCCAGCTTCAACTGTGTAGTTGTTGGACACGTAAATTTTGATGGTAGACAGCGTACCAGAAGCAACTGTGGGCAGTACCGCTACGTCAATAATGGCTTGGTCAATATCAGACCCAGTGGGTACATAGCACACCCAACCACGGTAGTACTGGCTTGCAGTGTCTGTAGGGATGGTTTGTGCTACCAAAACTGGGTTAGTCGAGGAGGGGACGTATACCGTTGTGTTTTGGTTAGGGATGTTGTTAGAGGTAACAAACGTACCAGAGCCGCCAGCATAGCCAGCGGTATTTGCTGTGGTGTTAAGCAAATTAAGATATCCGCTTTGCGTCAGCGTGGTGTAGCCCACGTTGCGTTGAGGTCCAAAACGGTTGTCGCCCGACAGAATTGGGCCTTCGAAAGTAGAACGTGCCATGACAAAAAGTCCTTATGCAAAAGAACCCTTACCAATCGTTGCATCGTCTGCTGGGGCAGTGGCGGTAAGGGCAATCACCCAGATGGACCCAATATAACACTAATTTGAAATGAGTGCAATAAAAAAGGCCCCCGAAGGAGCCTTAGTGGTAGGCCAGTCACCTCTACCTTACTGAACTCAATTAGTACGAACCGCTAGAGCCGTAGATGCCCAGAGGGTCAGACCAGCCGAACGAATAACGCTCGCGGGACTTGTAACGCACGTTACCGGTGTCGAAGTCACCGTCCATGCCGTTTTGCAACGGGGTACGAACGAAATGCTTCAAACCGTTAGGTACGTCGGTGGTCAAGTACCAGCCGTTGTTATCAGTCAAGAAGTGGTTGATCGTGTAGCCTTCAGGAATCGAACCGTTGTTCTTCAACGCGTTGATGTCGTTGTTGTTAGTACCGACGCGGAGTTCGGTTTCCAACAGACGAGTAGCAACGAATTGCAGAGCTGGGGGAACGATCAGTTTCTTAGGCTTAGCAGCGATCAACAGACCACGCTCGTCCGTCCAAGCAGCGATTTGAATAACGGCGGCTTCCAGAGAAGTCTCGTTCAAGTCGGCTTGAGTAGCGGGAGTGTTGCTGTTGGTACCACCGTTGACCAAGGGGTGAGCGGTAGAGAACAGAGCCACGCCATCACCACCAGTGTAGGCAGCGCTGAAGCCGTTATTCAAAACAGCAGCAGCCTTAACCTGCTTGGTGTAGGCCATAGCGCGAGCCAGACCTTTGGTGTAACGAGCAGACAAGCTATCGTACAAGTTATCTTCCACAGCCTCTTCCGTAATGGAGAAGCCAAGGGCGATAGTCTCGTGGTTGTAGCGAGTCGTCCAAGCTTCCTGCGCATTGTCATAAGCAATTGCAGAGCCCTCGTTCTTCACCGGAGCGGCGGAGAATCCAGACAGCTTGGTCTCTTCTTCAAAGCTACGTTCCGAAGTTTCGGTTTCGTAGATTTCTTTATGCTCTTCGCCGTAGCGGGCATACTCCAGACCGAACAAAGCATTCAGACCGGGGAGCAACTCTTTAAGTAGTTGTGCGCGTGAAATAGCCATTTTGAGTTACTCCTTAAGCGGTTTGCGTTCCAAGCGCAGTGTAATACGAGTGAAAAGCGAAGTTGATCTTGCAAAGAACTTCAGTGTACTGCGTAAACACCAGCGTGGAACTTGCTGGGATTGCGGTTGCAGTAGCAGCAGCGCCGCCAGCGTTAACCACACCATATTGTGCGTTGACAACAACAGAGGTAGCGCCAGCAGTAGCTGCCGTAGAAACCCAGTTAGCTGCGCCAACGTACTGACCATTTGCAGCCAAGAAACCAACTTCAGTACCGACTGGCAACGCGCTAGGCAGAGCAGAGGTAGTCAAGGTGGTAGTACCGCTAGACCAAGTGGCAGTGCCCAAGGAAATAGCAGTGTCAGGCACAACATCAATAATACGCACTGGCAGAGCAGCGGTAGTGGCAGCAGAGCTTGCCAAAACGCCGTTCGACGAGTTGCCGTTGTTGACGTTACCAGCCAAGTTAGAGATGGTCATGTTCAAACCAATCATTGCGCTCGAAGCTGAACCAATAGTGGTACCGCCTTGAGTTGTCACAACAGCTGCTTTGAAGATGGTGTCAGGGTCATCAGTCACGATAGCAACAGCATCACCGGCCAAGGTCGAAGCGGGCCAGTATTGGCTGAACTGCTTTTGCTTGGTCAGAGGGTTGGTGTAAGAACAACCCAAGAAGATACCGATTTGACCGTAACCAGCTGCACCAGTGGAAGCAGAGCCGCCATCAGTAACTGCCAGACGGGTCACAAAGCCACGAGTAATCGCAACAAAATCGCCGTAGAAGATGTTGGTAGCGTATCCGTACTGAACCTTCACATTACGTGTAGAACCAGCGAATACCTGACCGCCAATCAAATTGATCGGCTTTAGGCCGTAGGGGGCCGAGACCGTAGGATATGCCATTTAAGACTCCAAAATTTAAGAACCGGAACCGAAAGTAACCTTCGACCGTTTCTCTGCGAACAGAGGCATACGGGGGTCACTCTCACGAAGGAAGTTATTGTCCACAGATTCCATTTGAGCCTTGTTTTGGTTGGCGTAATACGCTTCCCGCTGTTTCAAGAACTCTTCGGGGATTCGGCAAAGCAACAACCCACCAATTTCGACGTTACCTTTAAAACGTCCTTCTGAGGTGGCGTGCACCAATAGCTCGGGGTACTCATCTGCTTTGCAGGGTTCGTAACCTTCGCGTAGCTTAGAGGAGATGTTACTAGGGTCTGCTTGGCCAACCATACTGATACGAATCCAACGATGTATCCAACCGGGCCGAGGGTCGGGAGACGGCAAAGTCTCAGGAGGACGCCACGCTTGGGGGCGCATATCAGCGACACGAGAATCAAGTTCACGAGCCATACGATTTACCGATTTTTCAGCAATTTTTTCCATAATTAACCTCTTTTAAGCAAAGCAACCTGTTTAGCATACTGTTCTGGGGTAACCCCAAGCCGTCTAGCGATAGCGACTTCGGATGCCTTTAACTTGATGCGCGTAGGCGGTGTGCTACGGGTAGCCGGAGCCACAACCGAAGCTGGTTTTGTTGCACGGATTTGGACATATTCCTCTTCCGGTTCTGATCTTTTGGAAGGTAGATCATCCTCATCGCTCTGAGTATCTTTAAAATGCTCAGGAAAACGCTTTCGCATTGTTTTATCAATGGTTTCAAAATACTTTTCGGAACCAATAAAGTCAGCACCATACTCTCGTTGCAGTTTCCTGTCAAGTCCTGATGCTGCAGCAGTCATTTCTTCATCTTTACCCCACCAATCAGAGTTTTCCTCAATCCATCTAGCTGTACGTGAAGGAATTTTTGGTTCATCCGCTTGGCGGTTAGGGGTTTCAAACTCCCGTTCAACAACGGGAATCGGCTTCATACTCTCAGCCTTATCTAATTTAAGCGTAGCCCTAGCAATTTTTGTTTGCGCTGCAGCAAGCAAATCAGGGTCACCAGCTTCATATGCTTCTTTGTAGCTACGTTCCGCAGCTTCAAGTTCAGCTTGAGCAGAGTTTTTATTCTGTTCAATAAATACTTCGCTACCACTAGAAAGCTGCTGTTGCAAACGCTTGTTTTCTTCAAACACTTGGCGAGCAAAGTTTTCTGCAGCTTGTCGTTCACGCAGTGCTTCTTCTTTAGCACGGCGCTCATCATGGTAACCACGAGTGAACTTTTTGATACGTGCTTGGACTTTCTCGTCGTACGAGGATAGTTCGTCATCAGTTGGGTCTTCAACCGGCTCTTTCATCGGTTTGCGACCACGGTCTTCAGGAGGAGTATCGTTTTCAACCTCCACCTCAAACTTTTCATCCGTATTCATAGCACTGACTTGGACTTCATCGGGAAACTTAAAGTCTTCCCCTTTAAATGTGGCCATGTTTACTCCTTCTGCAGCGCGGCTAAT